CCTTTTTCCATTAACGAACGGATTTCAGCGTCGATGAATGATTTCAGATTACGGAAATCCTGCTCATTTCCTTTCAGTCCGGTGGTATCCAGCTGGCTGACCGCCAGCTGGAGCTTGAGAAGCCAAAGCGGCTTGTCATTGGGAATGCTTGACTTATAAGTTATCTTTGCCATTATTCTTTCTTATTTTGTTTTTAGTCTCATAAACAGCATGACTCTATCCCATAATATCAGATAGGCACTCCAATAATCTTGGAAGCTAAAATAGTACCAGCTCATTTGTATATACCATATAGGCAAATACACAAAAAACAGTACAAGCCAAAACGGAATAAATAACCAACGAAGTATTAGTCTTATTTTATTCATGATTTTCCTGCTTTAAAGATTATGTTATTACACCTGTTAATTTGTGACCTTACTTCTTTCCCATACCATGAACACCAATAGTAGGGTTGAAACAAATTCGGTGAATGTGTACAGTATTTACACTTTTCACATAGGTGGATTTTGCTCATGACTATATTATTTCCAGCCATTCAACCGGTAGACCTCACGCCGGGCTTCCTCTTTCGTGAGGAATTGCCCGACTTTGGTTCCGGTAGAACCGGTGGCGTCACGTCGGATACGGTACACCACCCAGTTCCTGCCATGCGGCCGGTATTCGTAATATTCCTCAGGCAGATTGCTGTGCATCATTCTCTTTCTTGGGCTCCACATAGAACGTCTCTTCCTGTACAACCTGTACGCCGATCTTCGGGAAGAACTCGGCCACTTCCGGATTGTCCCGGTCAGCCAGCAGCTTGTCTTTTGCCAGTTCGTCCGTTGTACGGATATACTGGGGGAGAAGTTCCTTGCAGATGTTTGTTACCGCCGCCCAGGTAAAACCTCTCAGGTTCTTCAGCTTCGGTGTGCCGGTACGGAAACCGAATACGCCATACGCGCTCTCAAGGCTTTTCCGCTTGGAGAATAGTTCTTCCTTGTTTTCTACGGCGTATGCCTGCATGATGTCAAAGTTCTTTTCCTTCGTGGCAGACAGGTCTGCCAGCTGGTCCGCATACTTTTCGCGGATACGCGTCATCTCAATATCCATTTTTGAGGTGAGGTTCTGTACTTTGGCGTCGGCTGCCGCAAAATCCGCAAATGCCTGTTCCGCCTGTTCGCGGGTGATACCGCTGACTACTGTTTTCTTTGTTCTTGCCATAATAAATGTTTTATAGGGTTAATAATGTAGTTTCTTTCTTCTGTCCCGGTTTTGCTTGCGCCAGCGTTCCTTGGCGGCTGCCGTCTTGACCGGGGTGCTGTTTCCGTCCTGTTCCTGTTCCAGATGAACGCCCTGTACTCGTCAAGCAGCCGGTCGAATTCGGCCACCGAAAGGGAAGCGGGACTTTCAAGCAGTTTTTCTTCCAGGATATTGATGCGTCCGCGGCATTCGGAAAGTCGGTTCTCCAATTCCTGGTAACGTTCGGTGGTGTTGTAGGCGGCGGGCATGGCTATAAAGTATTACGAAGTTTTTTGATTTTCTTATCCAGTTCCCGGCGGCTGTAATAAGTGAACTTTCCTTTCTTGTAGCTGTGCACCAGTCCGCGGGAAGCGTATCCCTTGATTGTATTCTTGCTGCACGAAAGGTAACGGCAGGCCTCGTTCTGTTTCATCAGGTCATCCATATCGGCATCAGCAGGCAATGGAAGAGGCGTACAATCACCGGGAGCAGCCTTACGGCGTAGCCCCGTCCACTGTTCCAGGCGTTCGATGCGGGCCAGTAAACGGTTGAACTCTTTGCGTGAGAGCGTTATGGTGCCGCTCTCTTCATCAACCATACCCAATGCCCCGGCTGCGGAAAAGTCCGCCGCAGTCATGCTCTGTACATCCGGTACCAGTTCTTCCAGACCGATATGTCCGGCAGAAAACCGGGAGGCATCGCGGGCGGCGAAGAACACCTCTTCGTCACGGTGTTCTTCCGTCACTTCCATGACGTATTTCTGGAATACCTGCTGTTCGGTCATGCCACCCTGCAATACCTCGGCCTGTACGAGACTGAGCCGGTCGGCTTTATGGGTCAATATCGCCACTGCCTGTTTGATTTCATTTTTCGTTCTCATATCGTTTCATTTTTTCGTTTCTTTTCCTCACGTCGCATCCATGCCTCCAGCTGCTTCTTGGTGTCCTGTAACTCCCACAGTTTCATGGCGGTAACATCCTTGCGTGCCTTGCTGTATTTCCGTGCCCACATGTTGAGCTTCGCCACGTTCATACGGTATTCGTCTTCATTGTCACTGGTGAAACCCTGATTGAGCTGCGGTATCATGAAAGAAAGGCGGTAGATGTCGCGGAACACACTTTTCGCTTCCGCCAGTTGCATCGCCCTTGTTTTTTCATCCGGTGGGTTCAACCTTTCCAACAGCTGCCGGGCCTCGTGCATTGTCAGTTCCCGGCTACTTGCCGTACGTCCGGAAGTGAACTCATAGATACATCCGTGTCTGGCATCGTCATCCATACCGATGCGGTGGAAAGTGGCGTGCAGGGCTTTGAGCTGCTGGACACTGACCGGTTTGTCTTTATTCGTTCTCATCATTCAAAATCGGTTTTCCTCCGAAATAAATCTCCGCTTCTTCCGGCCAGATATCATAGTATCCTTTCGGGCCTATGAAACGGCCATGGGAAAAAGCACGTTTACCCTCTACGTAAATTTTCAGTGAGGCGTTGTACAAAACCTTCTTGGCTGTACGCCCGTCCGGATTCTGACCGCTGGCATGACTGATGAAGATAAGCAGCTTGTTTCTGTGCTGCTCTTTGAATTTAAGGAACTGTGGGAAGCTCATGTACGTATATTGGAAACTGTCTATTACAACAAAGTCCGGTGATTTCTGGCGTTTCAGGCGCAGGCTGAGCTCGTCCATCGATTCACAGACCAATAAAAAACGGCGGTTTGTCTCCAGCATGTTACTGCGTCGTACGGTATTCTGCATGGTCAGGCTGATACCTTCCTCCAAACTGTTGTAAACAACACGACCATATTTGCACAGTTCCTTGCAAAGCTTCATTACAAAAGAGGTTTTCCCGCTGCCTGACTTTCCCCAGACTATCCATACCCCGCGGCTTTCAGGAGTACCGAAAGCGTCGTACCACTCACCCTCGAAAGGGAGCGTGTCAAATTTCATGGACAGCAGTTCACGTACCCCTTTGGCATTACGGGCAAAGGTCCTGGCATCATTCACCGCCTCACTCATTGTTCCGTACCTCCTTTCATCCGTCTGGCTTCCAATATGCGTTTGCAGGCATGTACGACCCGTTTCACCCGACGGAGGTCATATTCCCCCTGTTGTGCCTCACGCAGTACGCGCTTTATTTCAGCCGGTTCTGTCAGCCCGTTGGCCTGGCAGATGGCATACACATCCTGTTCCGTTGCGACGCTGACATCAAAGAACTTGCGGCCTATACGGCTGTTTATCTCTTTGTATCCTTTCTTGTTATAGCGCAGGCCATTTTCCACCCGGCGCTTGATGTAGTCGGTGGAAAGAAAGATGATCCCCGCCTTATTCTCCAGGCGGTTGTATATGCTGATGAAGTAGGAGAATACACTGTCCGTCAGTTTGTCGCCTTCGTCAAAAATAATAAGCGGGTTCTGGAGAAAGGCTATCATAGAAATGGCATATTCCAGAATGTCACGCAGATTGGTTCCGTCCACCGGAGCCCCGACCTGTTTAGCGATTTCCCGGACGAAATCGCTTTTTCTCATATCTTCAGAGCAAAGGATATAGAACACATTGCGGTGTGTGCGGCGATACTCGATGGCAGCAGTCGTCTTGCCGCAGCCTGCATCGCCTACTACCCAGGTGGTATTCTTGTAGGCCTGTGCGTCTGACATCGCGAAAGTGATCCGCTGGAAGGCATTGCTTTCAGTCAATGTCCAACGGTCCATGCTGAAACCGATCTGTGCGGCTATGCGGCTGAACATGTCATCGCTGATACTGGTATACTTCTGATTACAAATCTGTGATACGGTGGCGGCGCTGACACCGTTCAGGCTTTCGCTGGCACGGTTCTGGCTGGGATAGTTGCCGCAATATTCCAACAGTGCGTCACGTATGGCGTCCTTGTCTTGTTTACTGAGTTCTTTCATTTTTGAATGGTATTTAATTGATTATTGAAT